GCCCTGAATAGTACAGCAAAAACTGTGACTATGATCCCCAAGGAAGATAAGTAATTTCCATTACTTTCCTCCTAATTAAAGTGGATGATCTATCCACTACCAGCGATGGGTCGCCTTCTGGGTGCGTTATTAATGCACTTTGAAGTCTCCACCAGCTATCCAAGTCATCGAATCGTTTGCGGTTTTGAATCGTAACGAGCTTCGTCTTGTAATAGCAGAGCGCAGGATCCCAAACAGGATTATTAAAGTCATCTAGACTCCAATATCTGTTCGGGTCTACCAAACTCAGATATCCTTGAGGTATAGGAGTCCGCGGTATGCGGCCAACTAATCTCTCGGCGTACTGTAGAAGGGTAGCTGATCGCCGAGGCGCCAAGCCAACCGAGTTTTCGGCATACTTGACGTAAGCGGCGATAGCCTGTCCATCGCTGGGTCGTTGAGGCGGTAGTTTCCTTAGTCGCAAAGGTGTGACGATGCGCCCGTCAAGGGCGTCAACACCACACGATTCGCGAAATGGACAACTAACACCACTGAAACTCTTCTCGCGATTCACAACAAGGTGAACGCTATTAAGTGTTTCAATGACTGACTCAGTGTATTCATCCTTGATGATAATATCATCACCGTAGACATACACACTGTCCAGCGCCAGTGTTAAGCTCCTCGAGCATTCCCAAATGCTCGCAACAGCTAACGCCCAGAAAGTTAGACTTTCTACTGGGAAGCATAATGCTGAACCCATAGGCGCAAACTTCGACAATGGTACGATAGTACCATCCGGAAGTTTAGTAGCCGTCGACCGGAGTGCGAACCATTTCTTAGTTATTTCTTTTGGAAATAGCAGAGATATCAGTTCGACCCCAACGCGGTCACTTGCATCCGACAAATCAATTGTAGACCAAGTTTTTGAGGCTGACGCCTCAAGGGCAAGGTTTCCATTGATTGATTGGTCAGTGAAGTTAACACGTCCCTTTGACATCTTGTTACGCTCGATGTATTTCATCAAGTGGTACGAGACGCCTTGCTGAATGTACATAAGCTCCTTAGGCTCACAGGAAATTATCCTCGGGCCCTTGGAATCCTTAGGTACAAACAGCAACCGCGCTGTAGGTGAAGGTGAGCGTCTCATTGAGAGATACTCTTTCACTTTATAAGCGAGTTGGAGTGGATAGTGCTTAACTTGCTGAATTCCCCCATCCGATGTGGATGAGTGTGCTGGATCACGCATGAGGGTTTTAAGCCCAAAATGGTAATCATAGTACGGGAACTCAGCATGGAGAGAGGAATACAAAGTGGAAAACTTCCATTTCGCGTTACCTTTCTCCCCGCCGGCAACAGCACCAGGACCATGTTTAGGCCTCTCACAAGTAGGGACGTATCCCTCGAGGAAGAGATCTAAAAGGTTCTGTGCACGCCAGGTAACTGGTGAAGGATAGATAGGGTAAGTCGCCAACTCATCTTCAATGAAGAGAAAGTTAGCCAACTTTTCCATTTTCTGTTCTTCAGCAAAAGGAACTTCAAGTTTCTTTTGTCCGTGCAAGATAGTTCGTAAAAGACGAACTACCTCATATGTTGCCGGATTGATGGGTCCGATGAATTGGTTCTTTCGAGGTTGAATAAGATATTCATCCAAGAATGGCCAAAACGGACGAAGGAATACAGGGAAAATCCCGCCGTACGGCTGAAAGCCGTCGCAACGGGAAACCTCGTATCCCCATGTATACTTGTCAAAGAAGTCTCCCAAACGAGGGAGAATCAATGTCAAGAACACAAGGCCCTCCTTATCAACTCGGCGCGTGATATATAATATATCACGATCCAAATCACCCTTACGGGCAAGATAAGGATTAATCGAAGCCATCAACGCGTACGCGTCAACGAGCGTTTCGGTGACGACACTCAGGACTTCCTGAGCTAGGCTCTTAGAGATTCCATGTTTCATGGTGTGTCTTTCCTAGCCCATCATCACTACGGCTAACACATGTTAGCAGCACAGACTGGCGGCTCCTCCGGGTGAATGCGAAAACACCCTTTGGAGCCACATGATCTGAAACCTTACAGTTCGCCAAAAGCAAGCTGCTCAAGCACAGATGCCGTAACTAAGTTACGGATATATGCCATTGCATCCTTGCGATTGTTGACCGATAGGTTCTGAAGCGTAACGGGAGTGGTTAATGTCAAATTGACAGTAACTTTCTCCGAGATCCCCGATGTGATATCAATCACATTGATGGAACTCTGGACAAGCGCACGACGTAAAGCTACGCCGTTTTGCTTACCCACGATCTGTTGCTTAATAAACAATCGACCATCGAAAGAGTTGGACGCATCAGTTGAGTTGTAATACTCAGACTGAGTACGATCCGCGCTGACTTTGGTGAATGTTTTGGCAACAGCCGATTCATTGTTGATTGTAGTGATTGTGATGGACATGTTGTCTCCGTTTCACGGCCTTAGCCGTGTTCGTTGCAATTGTCACCTCAATCTTTGCATGAGAGACTCAACGTCTCCTTTTACCGGTGTGTTTCTTATTCACACCGATACATGCTAGGATAGAAGTCTGCCAAGCACTAAGTGCTTGGAAGCGAAAGCCGGGATCACCCGTAGGTAATCCTGGTCGCCTATCGAAGAGGTCTAGGAAGTAACTTCCTACACCGTACCTAATAATTCCCGTAGGACCGTCTGAGAGGACTGTTGATTCACCAGTACACTTCATTAAGTGTATAGTGTATCCAGTTCCCAGAATAGTCGAATTCGGAAATATTAACTGAGCCAAAGAGGCTTTCTCCTTGAGTAGCTCAGCACGTTTGTTAGTGAACCATTCAACTAACCAACTAAAAGGTACAGCCTCCCACGCTATTTTTGCAGGGTTGTAAACTCCTTGCATCATTAGCGCGGTCATTCCGATCGCATCTTCAAAACTGAACAGAAACTGATCAGGTATGTCGAAGCGAACCCAGGCCCACGCAGATAAGCCGATCTCACAATCAAATGTGAGTTCAGCACTTAAATTTGCAGGCTTGGGTAGAACGGCGGGATCTCCACCAGGTACACGATCAAACCAAGTACAATCCAGGGATAATACACCCGAGAAAGGACGAGGTTTTTCACGATAATGTACCTTGATGTTCTTGTGATTCACTGCTCTTAACCACTTAACGCGCTTTTCCGCGCGTTGTAAAGTAGTAAAGAAACTATGAACATCATTGATTGTCGGTTTCCAAGCGAAGTTCCAAGCAACCCAATAGTTGCCGGTCTTCTTGAAAATCCGCCAGAAAGTTTCAACAGCAGTCTCTAATTTCTTAGAGAGAACTTTAGCAACTTTCAAGTTCCCTTCACAAAGCTCTATCAACTCAATGATAAAGTTAAGTAAAGAGTTCTTATCTTGTACTGGTGTTAAGAAGTGATCTTCGGCGTTTGCGCCGAAGTCTTCTAGCCAGTCATCGATCCCGAAGTCATAACTTCGTAAGGCTCCGAGGATGTCATTTGCCTGAATCCCACCTACGTTAGTAGAGTAGAATTCATAGACGCCTGGATCAACCTCGACCGCAAAACTATCCACTGGTTTCCCAGGTTGGATAAATTTATAGTGGTAACAAGGGTTGAAATCCGATTGATTAGAACCGATGGTGTCATCCATGTATTCCCAATGACGGGTCCACCTGGACGCACCGTAGATTTTATCAACCGAATTACTATTACGATCCGTATAGTGAACAGTCACCCAATCAAATTCTTTGAAAGAGTTACGCTCACGTTTACGTTTCATAATAGACCTCGTTGATGGCTTTCGAATAAGGTCCCCCAATTGCG